TACGGATGTCATTTCTCCAGAACGCTGCGCGATCCCGACGGGGTTGGTGTATTCGACCTGGAAATCGGCATTGATCAAGATCTCCGGAGGCGGTGGTAGCATCTGGTTCTTGACCATGATGTAAAGCGTTCTTTCGACCAACGGGCCGAGAAACTCAACTTCCTGGCGAGACACGATCGGTCCTAAGATCTGAAGCCGGTCACGTTGCCTTTGAACGATCTCTGTCGCAGAAAAACGAAGGACATCTCCATCGCTGGCAGTCGGCCCGGGAAGCTCGAGGAGATCGAGATAAAAGGATCGGTTGATCGAGTCTCTGACCTGGGACATCTTCGCTTCATTGAGGTCCGGACGACCTCCGGTCTGTAACGGGGTGATCCGATCATTGGGTGCAAGCCCGGCGCGGTAATAGTTTAATCCACCAGGGGTCGTGCGGATCGGAGACAGGAACCCGTCATCCGGAACAAGCAGCGGAGGATCCACCATCTTGGCGAGAGCTTTCAGGCCGAGCTCCTCCATCTTGTTGAGCATCTTCGTATCGGCAACCGCTTCGATGCCTGGGCCACGACCATAGATCTCCTGGCTTTGACGTTCCCAGCGAGATACCAGGTAGGGAAACTGCTCGAAGCCTGAGATCGAGAGGATCCTTTTCTGCTCGTAAAGCATGTGGATCGACATGAACGGCATGTTGGAAGCACCAGGGGTATTCATGTTCCGGTTCTTCCGTGGCTTGACGATGTGAAGGCATTCGAACTTGTGGTAAGGATTACCATCGTTGAACGCCCGGACTACGGATTCCGGTAATGCTTCGATGCCAAACTCTTCGACGAGAGCTTTTGCAGTCTGCTTGAACTTTCGGTAGACGGTATCGATCTTCTGGTATTTGTTCATCTGGAGATAACATTCTCCGAGATGATAGGTCATGAACATCGGGCCGAGGCCTGGTTCATCGCGAACCATCATCACACCAGTTCCGAATGCACCAATATCGAGATAGAACTCATGTGCAGCTGGATGAAAGTTCGATTGAGGCCGGTTGAAAACCTCCATCATCAGTCTTTCGGATTCCTCCATCCACAGCTGAACATCACGATCCTGCATCAAAGGCCGAGGAACATTCAGCTGGAACCATTTCATTTGCGCGTTCGTCAGCGTGTTGTGCAGCCCACTCGCAAACCTCGTCAATGCACGGACTGCGGTTCCCTCGAAGATCTTCGATCGTCGCTTTTCACCAGGTGCATATTCCGTGGTAAAATCCGCACGACGAGGGATCATGTATTGCGCGATCTCCTGCCAATACCATTCCCAATTATGACGATCGTTCTCGAGCTCCTGGAACTCAAAGATCAGCTGATTTAAAAGCTCGCGTTCCTCTTGGGAAGGAGCTTCGTTTTCCATGATTGCCATCTATTAGCTCATGCCGGTTAAGGATCTACCGGAGCCTTCACCGAAGGATCGGCCCATCGTCAGATTGGTTTCCGCTCTGCCGTATCGACCGGCAAGCATCCTCCGGATCGCATCCATGCGTTTTCTTTCCTCTTCCGCAGGATCCAAAGAGACATCGGTATCATCATCAGATGGAGGGGTGTCGTCAGTTGCGGTGGATGCAGCTGCTGGAGTGTCGTCGCTATCGTCTTTGTAAGTTGGGCTTAAATAAAGCATTTCTGCTGCGCCAGCGACAAACGGATTTAAAGGGCCAAAGTCAATAGCGTTGTCACCAATTCTGAAACTACTTCCACCGCTTTTGTTGTAACCTTCTACAAATCTGTTGGGATTTAAAATATTTTGAAAAATATTAAACATGATTACCTTTATGCGAATGTGGAACGACTTGTCAGCATCGTTCGTCGTTGTGCGGATTGACGGGTTCCGCGTTTCATGGAACCTGGTTGACCGAGCAGCATCGAGATGTCGCGATCCGTCGAACCATAACTCCGGAGCTTCCTGACGGAAGCATCGATCTGTTCCTGGTAGGATTTGGTTTCCGCGTAAGCTTCATCAAGCTTTGCGCGTTCTCCCATCAAACCTTCTTGAGTACCGGCAAAGCTGGATTGAGTATCGAATGCTTTTTTAAGATCGGCTTCCATTGCAGCAAAAGCGACCTTGCCTCGTTGATAGTCATAGAAGGTTTGCGGTTTCCCACCATGGACGGTGATGCTCTTGACATCGTCCTCCGATGCACCGGCATCGATCATTCTCTTAACAGAAGCAAACGCTCCAGCAAAATCCTGCTTGTTGAACTCCTCGATCTTCTGGCTTTTGTAAGTTTTGTAAATATCAGCGGTGTCGCGATCGTCAGATTCACCGGTTCCGTAAGTCGTCTTAAAATCCTTGATGCTCGTTTGGAAGTTCGAAACATTCGTCTGATAGGTTTCTTCCTGGCTGCGAAAAACTTTCATCGATTCGCCTTGGGTCTTTAAGATTCCTCGAACGAGGTCTTTTTCTGAGCGGATCAATCCGACATTCGTAGGATATTTGCTTTGGATCGCTCTTGCCCTGGTCAGTAAGCTCATATCATGTATTGCTGTTCGGGTTGAGGATGTTCCTGGAAAGGAATCCAGTTCAAGGTTCCTTCCGCGTGTTGCGGTCGAGGCTCGAAGGACAAGGTCTTTGCAAACCGCAAGGACTGCACGGCATACCGGGTTGCTGCCATGAGGTCGTCATGCTTCTTTATGATCTTGCCATCGACCCTGTGATAGATCCGGTATTCTTCGAACCAATCATTCAGTTGACCGAATACTTTGAACCTTCCTGTTTCCATGCGTTGCAGGATCTCCATGATGCCAGGTTCGACGTTGATTCCTCCTTCCGGGTTCTGGAAGTGGGTTCCCAGCATCTCGACTCCAAGCTTGCGGTATTGTGCAGCAAGCGGAGTCCCAGATCCTTTATCATGGACATGCCCGTCATGAGGCCACGCCACCGGGATCCAATTGCCTCGATCCTTAATCGCCTGGGCATGAATAACAGGAGTGTTGCCAGCGACCCGATAACAGTCAGTAACATAGACGACATCGTTGTCCCGGTCATGCGCGAGCCAAGTGATTGCAGTCGGGTGATCGTAGCCGAAATCAATTCCAGCAAGTCTTGCCCAATGCTGTGGAATCTGGAACGGAGGAACCGAGATCTGATCTTCCGGAATCGGGAACACCAGACCAGATCCCAGGACAGGGATGCCCTTCGAGCGCATTTCACGCTCATGCGGTGGTAGTGCTGCAAGAATCTCTTCACGGATGTCCTTTGACAGATGAGGAGCATCATCCCAGGTCGCTCGGTATAAGGCTTGACCTGGTTTGATGTTGTTCATGAATTGGCTGCATACATCGGTCAACCCACTCTCTGGAGTGAACGTCATGTAAACGAGCCCACCGGTTTTCAAGGTTGCTCTGAGTGCCTGGGAATAAATGTCCTGCGGAGGTTCCTCGTCAAGCCAGCAGCATTGAACGGCGGTTCCCATCCATGCCATCTTGCCTTGCTCGTAAGACTTCAGCTGAAGCTTCGAGTTCTTTCCGGAGATATGCTTGACAACGACCTGGGAGATCGCGTTCGGGATCCCGGGTTGGCGTTCTGTCGAGATGATCAAATGCTTCGGGATCGCACCTTTGCCAAACTGCTCCGGATCACCAGGCTCTCCCAAAAGCTCGTATTGCACGATGTCCCTGGTGTTGTTCGAGGTGTTGCCAGCTGCCCAGGCTTTGACGGGATTCGTGTACTTGGTTCCTTCCCACCAATCGGGGTATAGGCCCGTAAGGTGATAGGCCAGTTCCATTGCACCGCAATAGGTCTTTCCCGTCTTGTTTCCTGCCATGAGCATCCGTTGCCTTGCCAGGCCTCCCTGCTCATCCTTGGCTGCATGGAAGCTTCGCTGATAATCATACGGGCTGTATGCTTGCAGCTGGTTCGTCTCCAGGATCTCCTGGCGTTCGCTTAGGAGATCAACGACCTGGTCGCGTATCTGATCATTCTCCAGTAAGGCTTCCATCACACACACACATAAGGATCATCGTATCTGAGAACAGGCCAGTTCCCGTAAAACTTTCAATCGTCCTTCTTCGGACGACCAGCCTTCTTTGCAGAGTAGCCATGCCCGGCAAGCATTCGCTGCTCATCTGAGTTCTCAATCACTTCAACCGTCTTCTTGGTTTCCGGGTTCGTCATCTTGATCGTCTTCCCGGATGGTCTTTTCCAGCTAGGCATAGTTCCTCATTTCTTTTTTCGTCCGCGCATGGGCTTCATGCCCATTGGCATTTTCTTGGATCCGTTTTTCTTTTTCCCGTAAGCCATAGATTCCTTTCTGTCTGGGAGCATCATTTGCGTTTTTTGTTTCGCTTTGCAGTTTTTGCAGAGCGTTTGAATGCAGCATCAGTCGGAGCACCTTTGCTACCTTTCTTTCTCATCGTCTCTCCGCTGCCGGCCTTAATTCTAGCTCGCTTTCGGTGAATATTTTCGTAAAGTCCACGTTTTGCCATGTCAACACTTCCAGGCGCGTAACGCCTTATTGATTCGTGAGTTGGGATCTCTCGCTGTCTTCTTCGAAGTCAGCTTCTTCTTCATGCCTTGCATCCGAGCGCAGAAACTTTTCTTCCTTGCCTTCGACTTCTTGCTCTTCGGATTCGGTGCAGGAGGGCGCAAAGTCCCTCCCGTCTGTTTCTTGTAACTTGCTCGTCCTTTAGCGTTTAGGCCTCCAGACTTTTTCTGTCCTTCTTTCCTCTGCCACGCAGGGGTTTTCGCTTTCCGCTTGCTCATCTCATCAGTTGACCATCTTTCGTTTGCCGAGAAGGATCTCTGCTTGATCTTTGCCGACGATCGAGGCGAGCTCTGCTTCGATCTCTTCCGGAGTACGCGGAGCCTTGAGGTGCTGAACCTTTTCTACTGGTTTGAAGCCGGCTCTGTCTAGGAGATCGATTGTGCAGCGAGCTCTTACTTGTTCCGACTCTGCATGGAAGGCGAGCTTGACCAGGTTATCGAGTGCGAGTCCTGCGGTCTTGCCGAGGTTTGCTCGAACTTGTTCTTCGATCTGAGTCTTGAGTTGGTGTGCTTTGACTTTCTCGGACGGGGTGAGCAGCTGGTCTCGCTCCGAAGGTGTGAGTAACGCTGCCTTCTGGATGAACTCTTGAGTCTCTTCCGGTCGAACGTGTCCGTGGGGATCGCGATGCTCGATAGGGCGGTTCTTGATCTTGGGAACGCGCAGCTGCTTGGAAGAGGTGGTGGTTGTGTTTGGCAAAGCGTTTTTTCTCCCCGTGTAGAGGGATGGGACGACCTACGGTTTGGTGAACGGCGATTTTGTGGCCCCCGGGGTCGATTCCGATCCGTAGCGATTCGACTGTTATCCGATCGGCAAGGGCTCCGCAAGCAATAAAACCACGGAGTATCACCACGCCTCGCGCGTTCCTTTAAAGATCAAGGGGCTCGAAGGATCGCGAATCCCTTGCGGACCTGGTCCGAGCCCGGCGACCAGGGCGATGCGCTGTCTAAAACCATGAAATCTGTACTCAGTCAAGATTTGCCTTGCAGAGTCATTCTGATAGTGTATGGTTTATTCATACTATTTGAACCAGGGGGCCGGCAAGCCCTCATCATTCAAGGACACCATGCGAATCAACAAATATCATTTGTTTCTGAATCCGGAGCTACGCACCAGGGACCAGGTGATCGAGCAAGCAACCGAGCTCATGAGTTATCACGGCCTCGAAGGCTGGACTTTAAAACTGGATCGGCCCAGGACGACACGCCGGGCAGGTCAATGCAGATACACAGCAAAAGAGATCGGCATTACCGAGCCCTATGCACTCAAAGCAAGCCCGGACGACCTCAAGCAAACCATCATCCACGAGATCGCCCACGCACTCACACCGGGAGCGCATCACGGCAAGATTTGGAAGGCTAAAATGGTCGAGCTCGGAGCGGATCCAAAGCGCACTCATTCATGCACCTGGTCAAAGCCAAATGCTTTCATCGTTTGCACACTATGCGGAAAAGAGACAGGCCACGATCACCGAAGTTTGCGGAAGTTTCGTTTCGAAGGTGACGGCGTGATGTCTCACAAATGCGGAGGCTGTAGTTCTGTCAACCTGGTCAAATATGGTCACGACTACGAACCCAAACAAGGCTGGATTGAGATCGATCACTGGTCCGACCAGGTCGAGCCCGATCCAGCACCAACCCCGGAGCCCGTCGAGGATCCGGAAACCATCCGATGCCCTCGGGTTTCGGTCTTTCCTTCAACGATCGTTCAGCCGTCGTTCCTCGACGATGTTCCGGTCATGACGTTCGAACGCGAGCCCGGCAAGGCTACTTTCGTTCATGACAAGAGCAAGCAGTTAAGCTTGTTCGAATAAAAAACCATCATCCGAAAGGACAATATGTACGCAATTATTTCAAAATATCGACTCGGCAAAGCCCCAACCGAAACCAATGAGGCTTTAAAGTTTGCAGAGATCTTCATTGAACGCCTGGACACGGAATCCCATCCGGACCAGCACAACGAGCTCAACAACTATTTAGCCCGAGCCGTCTACGTCATGCGAGAGCTCGACCTGGTGTATAGCCACGGCATCGAAGAGCTTCTCGGTCGTTACATGGATCACGGCTACGTTCCGACCATGATCGACGAGCCGAACCCGGACCGCTGGCAGTCCAGGAAGATAGCAAACGATCTTCGAAAGGAATTTGCCGAGATTTACGGCAAGCTTGCCCAGGCAGCCAACCTGGAATGCCGAGTCTATCGCAGCGATCGATATTTGATCGAAACCGGCGAGACCTGGACGACTCGATCGCGATTAATCCAAAAAGAGCGAGCCTATAAAACAGAGTGGAATTACATTGAAGAACCAGCCCTCTAATTGACTAGATCAGCCGGCATTCATCGAGTGCCGGCGCACCTGGTCAATCAGACTAGGCCAGCCCGGCAAGGCTGGATCCATTAATCTAAGCGAAAGGACACTTATGTCAGCTTATCTTGTAAACGACGACACCATCAACCTGGTCAGCAAGTTACTGGTTGAAGATAAAACCATTAACTTGATCACCGACCTTTTCTGCTATGGATACAAGCAGAACCTGAAAGCATCCGGGCCGATCGAGCCCAGGCAAAGCGGTGGCTGGTCTTCGAAGCTCGCCATCGAGCTCAAGCGGATGAACCTCAAAGCCCTCGAAGCTCGGTATCCGTCCGACTGGCAAGAGCTCACCGAGCACCAGGGCATCAAGCAAATTGACATCGAAACCAAAGAGGGCGAGATCCTGCCAGGCTTCGAAGTTTTCGACGACCAGCACCCCTGGGGGGAGCCCTTGCCCCAAAAACTCAAGCATGTTCAATGCTTCCTTTACCAATGCAATGAGGGAAACATTCCAGACATGCCCCTTTTTAAAGCCGTTCAGAGACTCGAGGCCGAAATGAAAAACGTGATCATTAACGAGCTCGCATCATATCAGGAGGCATCATG